TAAGTGTATTTTCCAAAGTAGATAGGGTATCTACCATTCTTCTATCAACCCCACCAGGTCCAGAGCCACTTCGTATACTACTCCCCAAGTCAATAATATTTCGATTTAGATTACTAAAAATAGGAGACCTATCAAGGCCTCCTATTCCCCTACTAATACTATCTAAGGAAGACCCAAGAGGATTCATAACTTGAGCAAAGTCACTCCTAGCATGTGGCAATATCCTATTAATATTAAAAAGGTTATCATTCTGACTTATGATTCCCAATTAAGTCACCTCTCTATCGCCTTATTCTTCTTGATGTTTTTGATTGAGGTTTAGATACAGAGATAGCCGAAGATTTTTTACTAGCTTCTTCTGCTGCATTCTTTTCCTCACTTTTTCGTCTTATGAGTCGATTATACATTTGCTTACGTTCAAATATAGCCATAGTTTCTGTATCTGTGTAGGTTATACCTTTTACATAATAGGATATATCAAACTGTTCATCTAAGATAGTTTTTATTAAGATTCCCACAAGTTCTCTACCTTTTTCAGTCCTCGAATCTGGTACGAAAAAACTCTGCCGTTATAGGCAAATCGAACCTCACTTCTGACTGACATTTAGGACAATCCTCAAATATATCAGTATCATATCCTACCTTTAATTTATTGATTCTATTTTTCAGGTATGAAGAATCTTTTGAATGTAATTCTTCTATAAACTTTTGCAACTCATTTGTACTCAATTCTTTTGAATCTACGGACATAATATTACTCATTAGTCTATAGATATAGGACATATCTCCTTTAGCTTCTGGAAATTTCTTGTGATATCTTCTTGATTTAGTATCAGCATCATTAAGATCTTTAATTCTAGGTATTTTTACTGCTATGATTTTATTACATTCTGGCAATTCAAATTCATCATAAGGTTCTGTAAATCCTTCTTCCAAGTAATCAATTGTTAGGGAATCAAGATCTACCTTATATTCAGAGAATTGCCCACATGATGTACATTTAGCGGATACGTGATAATCTCTCCCATAGCTTATAACTCTAAGCTTCATAATAAGAAAATGTTTATCAGGTGAGATAAGATCTGTTAGGTCTATATCTTTAGGGGATACAATACAAGTTTTCAATATTGTATCTAGAGCGTCTGCTGTTGACCCTAACAGCATTTTCTCTTCAGCGGTTGTCATATTACGTATAACGACCTCTGCACCTGTAGTACCAAGTAGACCTCTTGACGGTAGTTCACATTTTTCTGTGTAGTTTGCCATAATCCTATATTCCTCCATTTCTAAAATAAGCATTCAAGAATTATATATAAAATCAAAAAGAGAGAATGATTTTATATCATTCTCTCCTTCATACACTGTGCTTAATTTACGTTTATACCTTCTCATACTGGAATCCAGACTTGTCAGTAGGGGTAAGTTGTGCGGATATAGTACCGAACTCACCTGTATCCCTAAACCCTCTATCATAGGCAATAGTTAAAGTAATCTTTTTAACTTCACTACCGTCCATAGATAGGGTATCTCCGAATGCAACTCCAGAAGGCCACATTCCATGGATATTCCATACTCTGAGTCTTTCTCCATCTGGAGCATATTCAGTAACAGTACCGTTCTTTTTATAATCAGCAGCTAAGCCCATCATATCTGTTTGAGGATCATAAACTTTCAATCTCCAATTATTTACAATAGCTTCTACATCTAGCCCAATATAATCAGTAACTTCAAGAGTTTCCGCACCGCCAAAAGCAGTTTGACCTGCATATTTTCTTCTTGAGTTTCCATGAGCTATTTCGATAGGATCATTAGTGATGTTTGGCAGACTGAATGTATTAACTGCTAGTGCAAAATTATCTCCAAGGTCGGGTATATAGACCTCAAAGTGATTAGTTCTTTGGGGTTCAAACTTATACTTGTTTATAGTATCATGTAACACTATAGGTCCTCCAAAATGCAATGCTGGATTTTCAGCCATTTTATTTCCCTCCTCTATTAATTATTTATATTAGGCAAATGATGCTCCTGTACTGGTAAGAACAAAATCCACGACAATGTATTCTGCTGACTTAGTAGGTTTTATAAAGACTTTCCCAGGCATCTCATTTCTATCAATATGAGCTGGAGTTACTGTGGTTCCATCCATAACAACCTTATAGTCATATAATCCTCTTGCTTTTTGAATACTATCTAAGAAAGGAGTTACCATACTAGTCCATTTTCTCCATGTCCCAGAGTCATTCTGCTCAAAGACCATATAAGAAGAGGATACAGAAACCAGTTTTCTTACATACAATAACAATCTTCTTACATTTACTCTATCCAAGGCTGTGTCTTCTCTTTGAAGAGTTCTTTGACCCCAGAGAACGAATCCTTGTTTTCTATAGTTTATGATAGGGTTTACTGCATTATCGTTACCATAGAGAAGGTCTGTTTCTGTTTCTGACAAATCTCTTTCAGATTCAATAACCTGCCCTAATTTACCCCTTGTAAGTCCAGCAGGAGCTACCCAAGGAGCAGCAAGATTATCATTAACAGCATAGGCACCTAATACAACAGAGGAAGGGGGTACCCATGTATTTAATTGAGTTGTTGGATGAGTTACTTTTACCCAAGGATAATAGATGGCACCATAGGAAGTATCTAATTTAGCTTCAGGATTTCCATCTTCTCCACCAGTTCCATTATGAAAAGCTGCCATTTGTGTAGGAGTAAGTCCAGCGGGAGGATCAATTATTGCGAAACAATCTGCTCTATCCTCACATATTTTCAATAATGCTGCTATTACCGTTTTATCACTTCTTCCAGGAGCAGCGATAACGCTTATATCTACGTTGTTAGGATTTGAGAATGCTTGGAGACCTCTAACTCCCTCACCTACTATTTGCTCATCGGTTAAAGGCATTCCATTATCCCCACCTGACAGAGCAGTTTTATCAGAATTAGTGATAGCTACAGCTTCTTGAATATCTACAGCAAATGTAAACAGATCAGAATTTTTATCTGCGATATATTTAGAGCTTGTACTATCTACTGAGGATTGAAATACTTCATAGACATAATTTCCATCATATATTGTCATAGTAAAATTGAGTCCCGAGGCATTAGTAATTTTAAAACTATATCTTTCTCCAAAAATACCTTCCTCTTTGAATGTTACTGTTAAGATATCTGTTACAGGGTCACCAGGCTCAGCAGGAACAGCAGGAACAGCAGGGATAGTTGCAACACCTTCTAGTGTATTAGTTGAATTAGGTACAGCTGTTACTCCCTTAGTATTTGTTGAAATAGCAATATTCAAGTTAATATCATTTGCTGCTTCAACTTTTGCAGTTAAGATAACGGCATTAGTCGCACCAGTTACGGTATAATTTGTTGTGATTCCTGTTTCCAAGTTCAAAGCTGTTCTAATTGCATCTGCAACCATATCAGCTGTATCAGACTCAGCAACGGTTACTGCTACAGTTTTAGGTGAGCCAGTTACAAGTGCTCCTGTAACGACAACATTAATACTTCCAGCTGTTACAGAAGTTACAGCTACTGACAGAGTTTCGATTTGTTTTGTTCCCAAAATTTCTGGAACTTCTGGAACTTCAGGAGTTCCTTCTGCGGTTCCATCAAAAGTAGCAGAGGCTTTTTCAGCGTCTTCATTGGCTTCACGAACGTACCAGAGTGAGCTTCCTTTTGCGAGGAATAGTAGGGCAGCTAGGGCACCGTAGTCTTCATCGTTTGTAGGTTCTCCGAATATTCGGACAAAATCAGAAGGATTTGCACAGAACATTGGAATTCCTATAGGTCCTTTCTCTGCTCCACCGATCATTCCTACAACACATGTTGAAGTTTCGCTTGCGTACATACTAAAATCAAGCTCACGAGTTTTAACACCAGGGGATAACATAATAGGCATCTAGAACACCTCCATAAATTATTTTCTTCTATGATAACTTCTTTTTCCCGTTTCTCTATTAGGTGGGCTACTATAAGTATTAGCTATCGTTATATCCTCTAAGTTATGTATATAATTGCAGACTTCTTCACCATCATTTTTAATTTCTGTTAGTACTTCTTCTTCATTCCCAAAAGATATTTCAACATTAGCAGATATAACATTACTCTCATCTTCACTAACAATATCGGTTACTTCAACATTAAAAACTGACAAGATTTCCACAGTTATTTTTTCAGTAACTTCTATTGGGGGTACTTCAATAAGAACATTACTTACAGTATTTTCTGGTATTTCCTCAGTTACAATAATCTCATTTATAGGAACCTGATCCACAGGTACAATTTTCACCTTTGGTATAATTTGTACCTTAGTGATCTTATTTCTTTTTTTATACTTAGGGTAACTCATAATAACTTCTCTACCGATGGAACCAGGAATCATTTTAACACTCCTATTCAACAATCTTAGTAACGTATGTCTCAGTTATGACATCTTCTTGATTTACAGAAATGTCCACAAGAACTTTTTCGACCAATTTACTATCGTACTTGTTAATTCTATATATAATTGCATCATTCAGAATTGCTTCAATTGTTAGCCTATAGATTCTCCCTGTATCTTCAAATTCAGAGATAGAGGTATTATCGTTCACATTATCTGAAATTACCAATTCAAATTGTTGAGTTAAATTAATCTCTGGTATTACCACATCTATATAAGGACTCTCCAGCATCAGCAACAATAATTCTGCTGCGATTCCATCACAGGTAACTCTTTTATTACTGTATATATCTATTTGGTAGGTTAGGGCTACAGGTACTCCCTTTATATTTCTGCTAGGGCTATTTGCTGCCTCTCCAAGTCTAATTCCAGATCCTTTCCGCACTCTCACATCATTATAAGTTGTTCTATTTATTGAAAACTCTGGTAATCTCCAACATGAGATAAAGGGCATAAGAACTCTGCCATCATGTTGTCCTGCATTTGTTTTAAAGGCTTCTTCTGGGGAAGAGAATATGACCTCTTCATACACCCCACAAATTTTATTATAGAGGGCTTTATCGTAATAAATTAAGCTCATAGGTTCACCTTCTTTATATATTCGATATCTATCATCATATTTTCCTTATTACTGTTTCCTGATACAAGAACTTTTACATCATCTTCTAGAAGATCTAATTTTAGGGATAGGGATTTTCTTATTGCATCAGAAACGGAAACAGGGTCAAATTTTTCTTTTTGTGTTACTAGGATTACTTTGAAATAATTCGTATCAAGTTTTACTTCTCGTATCTTTATCTCAGGGACTTTAAATTTGGCAATTATATAAGATTTAAGGTAGTTATATAATTGCATTATATCGAATTCTCTATCTTCACTTTTTGCTTTCTTATTCTTTTTCAATGCTTCTATGATATAATCTTTATTCATCATTTTAATTTAAGCACTTCCTTTCTAAATTTTTTATATTGTCTATCAACGTGTCTACGGAGGTGGGCGGTTATACTTCTGAATAGGGGTCTTGGGGGAAGTTTTTTTCCACCATATTCAACGTACTGGGCTATCTTATTAATTTTTACAGTTGTATTTGGGTACACATCAGTTTTTTTAAATCCTACTACTATATAGTGATCTCTTTTAAATATTTGAATTCCTTCTTTCAGGGTACTGGTGGCTTCCCATATATTGAGGCTTAGGTTATGTTTTTTCTTATATCTAAGATACTTTACATTAAGGGGTGCCCATTTTTTTGTTCCTGTTGCATATCTTTGTGTATTTATGGCTTTAACTAGTTCATCTCTCATATACTCTGCTAGGTACAGCATAAATCTGGCATAGTCTTTTTCACTTAACTCATCTTGTATTGTTTGGATACCAGGAGTCCAGATATAATTTGTAACGCTTATAATTATTCCATCGACTCTTCTCATTTTCACTATAGGCATAATATCACCACTACTCCATTACTAGGCTAGAATAATCATCAGAGCCTAGTGTATCAATCTTTATAGTTTCTGCTGTAGAGGTACTAGGTTCTGAGGTTACTACCCCATTATCTTGTTGAACTGATTCTGATAGGGTCTTACTTGGATCTTCCGAGGAAACACCACTATCTTGTTGAGTTGATTCTGAGGTTACATTATCTATGTTTGAGGATAGGCTAGCGGAATCGTTTATAGGTATTTCTGCTTCGAGGTTATTTATATTTGAGTTCATTATTATAGTATCTTGTGCAGGTAATTCATTTAATGAGGATGAATTTACGAGGGCATCATCTTTATCAGATAATCCCATTATTCCGAGGTCTGATATGGAACCGAGTTCCGTGGTAGTATGTTCACTTGCTACAGATATTTGAGAATTTGAGGTTCCAGAGTCATAATTTTGGAATCCAAATTCGGACATAGTATCTATTAGGGTAGATGAGTCATTACTTAGGAAGCTTGGTTCTGATTTTTCTACGGTAGTTTTATTGGTATCTACTACGGTAAGTATTTTATCTACGGACAGGTAGTGGAATCCATCGGAGTAATTATCGATAAAGGATTCAATTCTTTCGGGCACACATTTACAGACCCAATAATTTCCGTAGAGGGAGTCGAGTCTTTTGGCAGTTATTCTAAATTTACCTGTTTTATTGACACCGAAGTAGATTATTTCGAGGATACAATTTTCCCTTACGTTCAGGATATCTCTTTCTTGATTTTTGTATATAGGCAAGTAGATTAATAGGGGTCTTATTTCATCGTCCTCATTATACCAGCCTAGGTCTTTGAGCATTTTTACTTTAGGGTTATCATCAAAGATTACTTCCAAATTTATAGGGGTCTTATATATATTCTCATTATCCTTATAAAAGTCTCTATTATCTGTAATCAGTTCATAGAATAGAGCGGTACACCCCATAGCTTCTGAGGCTTCTAAGAACATTCTTCTTATAATGTCACTATCTTGTCCAATAATTCTTGGCATAAATACCACTCCTTATATACTTATAAATAAAAAAATAACTGATCCCATGGGGGTTCAATTATTATATATAAGCTTCTATGTATTACGATCATATCTTTAAGAGTTTTTATTCAGTTACGGCATGACTTTCTATACTTGTAGAGAACCATCGAACCATTCTCAATGGAATATGACGATTTTTCCCGTCTGTCAATCTCATCCAGAGCAAGTCGCATCCAAATCTAACCTCAGTTGCTGTAAACGTTTCCATATATCCATCAAACCATCTAACATTTACTATATTACTTTCCATATCACTTTCCATAATCCTAATCATCCCCTTATTTCAAATTTTGAAAAAACTCATATATTTCTTTAGCGGGATAGGTCATAGTTTCTGAAAGAACGTACCCTTCAGGAACTATCCCATTTCTTCTTATTACACAGGCTAGGTAGATATCTCCTGCTTGTGTATCTTCTCCTGTAGGAGTAGCTTTCTTATACAATTCCGTACTAATGGTAAGGAGGCATTTATCCTCATCTCCTAACTGATCTATCATTTCATTTACGTGGTTACGGACTACTTCAAGAGGTTTAAATGGTTTTTTCTCTTTAATTTCTTTGGCTACTAGTTTATCCTCATATTCTTTTAGGGTTAATTCTACTAGGGTAGGTTTAGTATATGGTTTTTTAGTACTTATTCCCAACTCATTATAATATGTATTTATGGATTTATTGATATCTTTTATAGCATTATCGGGACTATCCCCATATCCAAAGAAGTCTACTCCATCTAAGGTGTAGGAGGATTCCCATCCTGATTCTGTATCTTGGAGGGTATATTTAAAATTCTTTGTGTAAACAATATGCATAGGTCATATCTCCTTTTAATTATTTATAGTAACACATTAATATACGTTTCTATTTCATGCAATACATCTGCTACTGATTTATCGGCATTTATTCTTACTATTCTTTCGGGATGACTTTCGTAGAGGGATTGATATCCTTCATGTACCCTAGTATGGAATTCATTATCTTCCAAGTCTAATCTATTCATTTCCCCTCTTTTATGGGTTCTAGCTAGTCCTATATCTATATTTACATCTAGGTAGAATGTAAGGTCTGGTACAGTATCTTCTACTACGAGGTTATTAAGTTGTAACACTGTATTTACTCCAATTCCTCTAGCGATTCCTTGATACACTATGGAGGAGTCTGTATATCTATCACATATTACCCATATTCCTGTATGTAGGGCGGGAGCTATACGGTGTTTTACTATTTGTCTTCTTGCAGCCATAAATAGCAATAGTTCTGTTAGGGGATCCATTTCCACATTTCCTTTACTGAGGACTATGTTTCTAATTTGTTCTGATATTATAGTTCCTCCAGGTTCTCGTAGCATGATACTTTTCTTTCCATTTATCTGTAGGTAGGTATGGATCAATTCTACTTGAGTTGATTTACCTGATCCTTCTCCTCCTTCGAGGGTTATTAATTTACCTTTCATTATAGGCTCCTTTTTATTTTAGATCTGATATAATCCATTCCTGAAAATTTTTCTTAAGTAACACAATCTCATTCTGGATAAGGGGTTTACGAACACAATCTTTTGGGAGTTTTTCCAGCTCAATGAGTTTATCTAGGAGTATCTTTTTTTCTTTTTCAAACCTATCATCATTTAGACCTTTCCTTTGGGTCATATAATAATTAAAGTCTTCACCTAGGGAATATTTTAGGTGATTTATGTTCATAGGTTTATCTCCTTTTACTAATATATATCATCTCTTAGGTCATTAATAGTAGTTGAGGTAGAGAGTGAATCTATGTCATCGATCAGGGTATCTCCTACGGAGTAGATATTTCCACCGAATGACTGGCCCATGGAGGGATTATCATCACCGAAGTAATAAACTTCTCCATCTGCGGTTACGATACTAGGTTCCCACATAGTAGGTCCACCTCTGTTTTTGAGTATTTGGACTTGAGCGGAGCGATTTGTTTTTTTATCTTCGTCCGTGTAAGTTGTTAGGACTCTATAGGAGCCTCTTTCCAATTCATTGGCATCTGCTAGGCATGTAAGGTCATAGAGACCATTCTTTTTACTTGCTTTAATCCATTGGGTTCTATTAATTTGTGATAGGATGATTCCGATTAATTTCTTTCTATTCTTACCTGCTCTAAATTTCTGGGTTAGTCTTCTAAAGAAATTAATATAGGAATTTATAACCCTATTATCGTCCATACCTTTTGCGCTATCTGTGAATTTACATAGCTGGGCATAGTCTACAAAGAATCCATCTAATTTCCCATCTAGCTGGATATCTATCTCTTCTAGAACATTATAGATATCTGTAAAAGACATAGTTGAGAAATCACTCTCATCTAGTATAATTAATTTTCCCCGTTTAGATGGATTACCGTCTTTATCTGTGGAGGGGGAATCAAGATTGGGGATAATGACATTATTCAGGTATTCAAGTTCTTCTGTAGATAATTTCATGAGTCTCATTTTCTCATGGGGTATTGACATAAAACCAGAGAATTGTGATTCATAGGAATGTCTACAATACAGGTTAAAGTACATATCTTCTTTTGGAGTTTCTAGGGATATGTACACAAGGTTATAGTCTAGGTTATAGGTATTTAGGTAGGCGATATTTAGAGCCCAAGTTGTTTTAAAGTGAGATGTGAATCCCGCTATAGTTGTTAGGGTTCCTTCGTTCATGCCTCCTATTTTCTCATCTACGGCTTTTATTCCAGAGGTTAGACCACGGGGTCTTGTTAATTTTTCTTTATAGACATCATGGAAGTTAAAATCTATGTTCACGGTTTTAGATTTAGATTTATTGGACATTTTCCGATACTCTTCAATTTCTTCCATGAGTTCTTCGGTAAAGCCTTCCTCCTCAATGATTTTATTAAGTCCCAATACTTTTTTAGATACTTGGCGGTTGGTTCTTTTATTGACCATATTACTGATATAGACTCGATAGTCATCGAGGGGGAGTTCTGGGATATCTATAAATGTTCCTAATGGAAGATCTGGAAAATTTGCTTGAAACAGGGATTTGTTAGGGAACTGTCCAGAGTTTTCAAAAGACTTGAGCATAAACTGGATGAGTTCTATTTCTTTATCATTTAGCAGGGTTATCTTACTGGCTGCAAGAGTTTCATTTTCGACTAGTAGTTGTTCTAAGTATTCTGTATATTCTTCATCTGATTTACCGAAGCAAGAAAACAGTATTTTTCTCATATAAGTCCCCTTTACTTTTGTTTAAGAGCTATGAAAGTCTTGATCCATTTTGGAATCATTTTTAGTTCTTTTTTTAGAATTACCAGATACACCACTTATTTGTGTTATTGGGTTCAGGTCATAGATTTTAAATCTAGGATTAATCTTTCTCATCTCTTCGAAGTATTCCAATAATCCAGGATATTTAGTAAGCATTTCATTTTTAGTACCTTTAAAGAAGACCCAATTTAGTTTAGATGGTTTCTCTGGATTTTTATCTACATAATCATATCTACGCATGATACAATTTCTAGCTACTTCCCCAGCGTATCCCATAGGATTTTTTGAGTCCTTAGTGATCCTATTTACTTCCCAGCAGTTACATGTTAGGCATAGGATATCTTCTAGAATATTCATTTCGGATGTATAGAATTCGCTATCATCTCTGGCAGAGCTAAATTCATCCTTACGTTGACCGAAGGAAATATCCAACAGTTCGAATACATTAAGGAAGACGTGGCTTCTTAGGGTAGGAATTCTACTCATTCCATGTAGGAATATTTGTTTAGCGTAATTATAGTTATAGAGTAGGAGCATATTTGTGGTAAAGTCTACTCGTATGGAATCTGTTAATTGAGCTACGAGTCCAAAGGATTTCTTATAGAGTTCTAGGTTATTTTTGAACATATCCCAATCCATCAATTTTCTATAGTGGTTGAAGAATACTTTTCTATGGTGGTCTTTATCCATACGCAACTTCATCTTATAATTTTTGGGTTCTGGTAGGGGTGGTCTAGGGGGTTTTTCTGGATCTATTTCTTCCTTCTCTACTGTCTCACCTTCCTCATCTTCCTCATCTATGGATAGTGGGTATAGATCTTGGAGAATCACCAGACCTTTTTCTGTTAGGACTTTCCCTTTTTTTGTAGTTGATACATGGTTTTCTAGATCATGTTTTTTAATTCTATTTTGTACTGTCTTTGTAGTTACTTCTAGGATTCTAGCAACTTCCGAGAATAGGTATATAGGTTCCACATATTCTGCTTTAAATTCATTCCCTAATTCATTCCCTATTTTATCTTTAAGGATATTCAGACCTCCTTCTGTTAGGAGTTTACCTTTTTTAGAATCCTGTACATAGTCCATCATATATTTACTATGGAATCTATTATAGGATTTTTTATAGGATATTCCTAATATTTTAGATACTTCTGTGATACTATACATAATAAAATCAAGCCCTTTCTTCGATATTACCCTAGATCTTACTATTCAAGAATCTTCCTACACTTATATCCTTCTACTAGGCTCCATGATTTACCCATCCACACTTTTTTATGGATAATATACATATAATAAGCAAGCCAACATTTCTCTATTGTATCGAAGAACTTAGTCAGGTTATTTCCTGATATCTCTTTTAGGAAGAAGTAATTAAACTCGACTATGAGTTTAAATGTAGAGTAATTATATTTTTCCCTTATCATTTTTTGGATCTCATCTTGGCAGAATAATTTAATAAACCAGTAATCTGTAGGGTAGGTACTCATATCTACTTCTTCGCTAGGGAGGTGGATGGAGAAGTCTTCTATTTCATCTTCCTCTATTTTTTTCAGGGATAGGGTTTGGAGTCTTCCTACTATAAACTTTCCAGTATTATCATCGTCTTCATTTTCTCTTGATTGTTCTACTGCTATGTAATCTTCTAGTTCCATATCAGACAGAGGCAACATTTCTTGAAGTTCTGGGCAGCAGCACATAGCTATGTACACACTAGATTTATCCATAGTTCCACCCTCCCTTTCAATTTCTGCTAATGAAGATCCTCATCCATAAAAATACTATTGGCACTATCATGTTCTTTTAACATATCATTATAATGTTCTCGTAACATATCGCTAGAATACCTTAATAATGCACTTAAAACATATCCTAATAATAGTATAGGTAATAGAATTATCACAGCAATTATAATAGACACTAGAACCATCAAATTCATTACACTCATTTTATACATTACAGCTCCTTGTTAGGGTGGGGTATCTCTTATCTTCTTTAGGGATACCCCACCATTTTATTCTATTTATTCTATTTATTCTATTTAATCTAATTTACTATCATTTAGGTTCCCATCGAATGTTTTAACGGTAGCGTGGATTGTTTCTTCGATACTTTCCATAGCTTTAGCGAGCATACAAGCCATTTCACCTCTTGTAACTGGTTTATCTGGACTATAGGATAAGCTACCATCTGCATTTTTCATCCCAGCGACTATCTTCTTATCTGCTAGGTAATTTACATAGTCATTAGTCCAATGAACAGAAGGTTTCTCTGGAGTACCAATTATCATATCCTTGAATATAATTCTTGCCTTTTCCATAATCTTTCTCAACTCCTCTGCTCTTATTTTTGCTTTAGCCAACTCAGCCTGTCTATCCTGCTCTGCTTTCTGACTAGCTATTAGGGCTAATTTCTTCTCAGTGAAATTAGCTACCTCATTAAAGAAACTAGTCCTATCGATTCCATTCCCAGGGCAAGTTTTATAGGAAGTAGGGCTATCTCTATGGAATCTCATTTGCAGTCCTTTTTGCTCTACCATGAACTCACAGAATTCGTACATAGCTTGATTTTGAGGGGTTTTGAACAGATCACCACCAACATCAAAATTTCCCACCATCTCTATGCATAGGGCTCCTGTATTCCATCCTAATATAGATGCAGGTGATAGGTTAAAGTCTCTTCCTAGGAGCCATATCCCATCTGGGAATAGGGTTAATTGTTGAGCTATGGTAGACCATCCATTTGTGTGTACATGGTAATATTCCATACCCCAATTTACTGCATCGTAATTATTCCCATTGAAGTCATTCTTGTTAGGGCTCCATGTATGGTGTACGTGAAGTTGAGTTAAGTTCCGAGTGAATTTAAATGCTTTAGTATAAGCAATTAATTCCGTTGTAGTAAACTTCTGATATATTTTACTCAAAACATTCACCTCCTTACATTTATATATAGTTTTCAAAGTTCAAAGATCTTGTTAGGATATATTCCATATTATTCTGTAGATCCTAGTTGTCTGGAAGCTCTCGTCTTCCTAAAGTCACACGCCCATTATGCGTGGAGCCGAGGGGTTCTACTCCTAAAGGC